ACCGACCCGGACGGGACGGTGTCCTTCACGGGCGTGTCAGACACTGTCTGTCTGGCTGACGCACTGGCCTTCCCCCAGCCGTCCAACGCTGACGGCGCCAGTCAGACAGAGGCGCATGACGTGCGCAGCGGCCACGTCGAGACCGTCATGCACGCGTACGTCAACGCCAACATCGGACCGCTGGCTCCGGCGGCCCGGCGCAAGGCGGGGCTCGTCATGGGCACGGACCTGGCGCGCGGGCCGATCATCACCCAGTCCGCCCGCTTCCCCGTGCTCGGCAACCTCCTCACCGAGATCGCCCTCCTGGGAAGCCTCGGGTTCCGCGTCGTGCAGCGTGGGTCGAGCCTGGTCTTCGAGACCTACGCGATCACCGACCGCACGGCGTTCGTCCGGCTCGACGTCCGCAACGGGACGCTGTCCGGGCAGAAGGTCGGCATCTCCCCGCCCGGCGTCACGCGCGCCATCGTGGCCGGGCAGGGCGACCTCACCGACCGGCAGTTCCTCCAGGTCGACAACGCCGAGTCCATCGCCGCGGAGGCTGAGTGGGGCCGGCGCATCGAGCAGTTCGTCGACCAGCGCAACACCAACGACTGGACCGAGCTTCAGCAGGCCGGCGACGAGGCCCTGGTCGACTCCGGGTTCACCGCGATCAACGTGCAGGTCGTCCCGATGGAGGACAGCCAGGCCCGCTTCGGCAAGGAGTGGGGCCTGGGTGACTCGCTCGTCGTCATCGTCGATGACCAGGAGCTGAAGTCCACCGTCACCGGCTACGTCATCAAGGCCGACCGGGACGGCTTCAAGCTGGGCGCTCTCCTCGGAGATCCCACCGGCTTCGACGCCAGCGCCGCGCTGAACAAGCGCGTGACCAACACCGAGACCCGACTGTCCAACCTGGAGGCCAACTCCACGGGAGGCGGCTCCTCTCCGTCCGATCAGATCTTGCAAATCATGGGGGTGTGGTAACCGATGGCGAACACGCCGAAGCGCCTGTCCAGAGGTAACACCTCTACGACTTTGACGAGCGTCTACACCGTGCCGACGAGCACGACGACGATCGTGACGAACCTCGTGGTGACCAACTCCGGCACCAGCGCGGCGACGATCCTGATCCAGCTCGCCGGGCTGTCGATCATCCCGAACACCTCCATCCCCGGTAACGGCATCTTCACCCTCGACATCTCCCAGGTGATGGACGCGGGCGACACGGTCAAGGTCCAGGGCAGTACGACGACCTGCGCGTACTTCATCAGCGGAGTGGAGGTGACAGCCTGATGGGCTTCTCCGTAATCCCGGAGCCTGCCATCTCCGGCTTCACGGGCCCGCAGGGTCCGGCTGGCACCGTCGGCTCGGACCCGGTCTTCACTGGCTCGATGGCGGTGAACGACACCTCCGGCGACCCGAACATCGACATCAAGAAGAACGGGTCGATGCGCTGGAAGATCCGCTCGGCAGGTACGGAGTCCGGCTCGAACAACGGGTCGGACCTGTACGTCGAGGCGTTCGCCGACGACGGCACCACGAAGATCAATGACGCCCTGTGGATCTCCCGCACCAGCGGGCAGGTTGTCGTCGGCCAGGCCGACAGTGCGCAGGGTGGCGTGAAGCTCAGCGTCAACGGTGCCATCGGCACGCGAGACATCGCAGCCGACCCGGCGACCACGACCATGGGTGCCCAGCTCTACTCGAAGGCCGGGAAGCTGTGGGTGCAGACCGCGTCCGCGGCTGAGAAGTTCCAGCTCGTCGAGTCGTTGCCGAGCAAGGCCAACGCGACGCTCAACGCGACGTACATGAGCATCGACAAGCCGGCCGGTAACTACCGCGTCTTCCGCTGGATGACCGATGCCGTCAGCCGCTGGGAGGCCCAGGTCGACGACGTCGCCGAGGCTGGCTCGGCTGCCGGCTCCGACTTCCGCCTCTCGGCACGCAACGATGACGGCACGTTCAACAAGACCGTCATCCACGCCAAGCGGTCGGACGGCACGATCACCTTCGGCACGACGACGCACCACGGCAGCGCCCAGGTCACCTCGGCCGGAGCTGTCGGCCTGCGCGACCTCGCCGCAGATCCGGCGACGACCACGGGCGGCGTCTTCCTGTACTCGAAGGCCGGCCTGCCCTACATCAAGCAGGCGGACGGCACCGTCTTTCAAGTCGGCTCCGGAGGCGGCACGGCTCCCGTCACCTCGGTCAACACCAAGACCGGCGCGGTCGTCCTGGCCGCCTCAGACGTCAACGCCCTGCCGTCCAACGCGGACGGCTCGACGACGGGCAGGATCACCGCGGCGAAGGGCTTCACGGTCACCTCGACCGACGCCACCCAGAACCCGATCATCACCGACTCCCCCTCCGGACAGTCGGCCCGCCTCGCCGTGATGCGCGTGAACGGCGTGGATCAGTTCTCCCTCGACGCGGCCGGCAACCTGACGCTGGCCGGCGCCATCACCACGACCGGCACGAGCACCCTCCCCAACCTGCGGGTCGGCTCGTCCGGTTCCTTCGGTGGTGCGTCCGGCTCGATCATCGCGCAGGCCAACGCGACCACGCTGCCGAACGCGAACCCGGCCGGCTCGATCCTCTACACCACCGGAGGCGTCCCGCGCTTCCGCGAGTCGAGCGGCGCCGACTACGCCGTGACTCCCCCGAGCGACTTCACCCCCGAGTCGCTGGGCGTCAAGGCGTGGACCGGAGACCCGGACTACTGCATGTCCGGCTCGGACTACTCGGGCGTCGGCTCCGGCCGCATGAGCGCGGTGTACGTCAACCGGTCCATGACGGTGTCGAAGATCGTGTGGCACATGCTCGGTTACTCGGGCGGTCTGCTGACCGGCTCGTGGGCGGGCATCTACGACACGGCCGGAACACTGAAGGGTGCGACCGGCGACATGTCCACCGCGACGTACGAGCCGGCCCTTCAGTCCGCGGCTGGTGGTGGCTGGTCGAGCTCGCCCCTGACGTCCTCGGTCACCCTGGCGCCCGGCGTCTACTACATCCTCTGGCGCTTCAACTACACGGCCTCCCCCGTGGACGGGCCGGCCCTGGCCCGGTACGAGAGCGCGTCCACCTGCCAGTCCGTGATGGGCAACGGTGTCACCGTCTGGCGTCACGCCAACTACACCACCTCGGCCACCTCTGCGCCGTCGACCATCACCATCGCCAACCTCGTCCGTGACCCGATCCGCTTCTGGGTCGCCCTCGCGTAAGGAGTGTGCAAGTGGGAGCGTCGCTCTACCCACCCCCGGTCGCGCCGGATGAGACTCCGACCGTCGTGACGACCGGCCTGACCGCAGGCTCGGGCGTCACGGTCAACAACTTCCAGGCCCGGAAGATCAGCGGAGTCTGTTCGTTCGGCTTCGACCTGGCCATCACCACCAAGTTCGATGCGGGCACGACCGCCCCGTACAACCTCGCCGACACCGTCATCGCCACCCTGCCTGCCGGGTACCGCCCGGCCCGCACGGTGACGGCGATCTACTCCACCGGCTACGCAGACGGCGAGTGCGACGTCGAGTCGAATGGCGCGGTCACGATCCGAACCACGAACACGTACAGCCTGAACGTAGGCGAGACGATCCGCTGCTCTGGCGCATTCGTCCTGTAACCCAAGGAGGCCCCGCAAGTGGCGATCACGTCTTACCCCTTCGACAGCCAGGCTGTCACCGAGACGGACTACTCCCGTCTCTTCCGTGAGTTCCAGTCCACTGGCGTCGCGGACAGCGTCGGAGGTACCGGCCTGTCCGTGTACGCGGACGGCACGGGCATGACCGTGAAGGTCAACTCCGGCTTCGCGATCGTTCGTGGTCACGCGATCTACTCGACGGCGATCGAGCCGCTGACGGTCACGGCGTCCAACACCTCGGCCCGCGTGGACCGTGTGGTCCTGAAGCTGGACCCGGCAACCAACTCCATCACCCTTGTGGTCAAGCCGGGCACGGCCGGCTCCTCGACTCCCCCGGCTCTCACCCAGACCGACACGGGCATCTACGAGCTGTCGCTGGCCACTGTCGCGGTGGGCGCCAACGTCTCCTCGATCGCCGCCTCGGCCGTCACGGGCGACCGTCAGTTCGTCGGCAACACGGTAGGCGCCTGGACCACGGCCACGCGGCCGGCCTCGCCCCGTACGGGCCGCCTCGGCTACAACACCACGACTTCCACGTGGGAGTTCTGGAACGGCTCGGCGTGGGGCAACGTCTCGCAGTCGGTCGACTGGTCGACGCTGACCAACAAGCCGTCCACGTTCACCCCGGCCACGCACTCCCATCTGTGGGCTGACATCACCGACAAGCCGACGACGTTCACGCCGGCCTCCCACTCCCACACCTGGGACTCGGTCACCGGCAAGCCGACCACCTTCGAGCCGTCGACCCACTCGCACACGTGGTCCTCGATCACCTCGAAGCCGTCCACGTTCACCCCGTCCTCCCACTCCCACTCCAGCTACCTGGAGTCGGGCGACACGATCTCTTGGGCGAACGGCTCGAAGAAGCCGTACTCCAACACGGCGACGGACGGCACCTGGTACGCGGTATGGGTCGAGGGCTCGGGCACGTTCTGCCGGAACACCTCGGCACGGAAGTTCAAGGAGAACATCCAGGACTTCGAGATCGACCCGGACACCGTGCTGAAGATGCGGCCGGTCATCTACGACCGCAAGGACCAGGTCGACGAGGAGACCGGCGAGCTCCGTCCGGGCCGCAAGGGCGAGGTCGGCCTGATCGCTGACGAGGCCCACGACCTCGGGCTCAACTGGATCGTCCAGTACATGGACGGCGAGGTCGACGCCCTGCGCTACGACCTCCTCGGCGTCGCCCTGCTCCCCGTCGTCCAGCGCCAGGCCAAGCAGATCGAAGATCTCGAAGCGCGCCTGGCCCGCCTGGAGGCCAAGCTCTCGTGACTGCTCTGGCCATGGAACCGAGTGTGCAAGTGGCGCTGGTGACGACGGGCGGCACCGTGTGTGTCGCCGTCGTCGGTGTCCTCATCGAGATGATGCGGCGCCAGGCGAACGCCATTACCGAAGTACGAGAGAACGTGCAAGTGGCGCGAGACCACGTCGCGAACACCCACAGCACCAACCTGCGAGACGACCTCGACTCCGTGATGTTCCGGATCGACCGGGTCATCGACGGCCAGGAGCGGCACAACCGCGACCTCACGGCCCTGCGCGAAGAGATCGGCCACGAGCGGCGCGAGCGACTGTCCGTCGCCGAACGCCTCGACGACCACATCGAAGACATCCGCCCCGTCCTGGCTGCCGCACGGCGCCTCGCGGGCTGAAGAAGGAGGACTACAGCGTGACCGCGCACATCTACCCCGGAGGCAACTCCAGCGTCCAGTGGTTCGGCAAGGCGTACGACGGCGACACCATGCCGCACCCGAACGTCATCGTCCTGCACACCACCGAGGGCGGCTCGTTCCCCTCTTACGGAGGGGGCGGCGAGGCGCCGACCTTCACCGTCAAGGGCAAGGAGGTGCACCAGCACTTCTACGCCAACCACTCCGCTCGGGCCCTGGTCAACCGGGCCGGGGGCGTGGAGACCAACACCCTCAACGTCATCCAGATCGAGCTCGTCGGCACGTGCGCCAAGGGTGGGCCGGGCCTCTTCTGGCCGGGCGCCTCGGACGCCGACCTGGCGGGCCTGGTCGACCTGATCGACTGGCTGACCGACACCTACGACGTGCCGCTCGTGTCCACCTCGAAGCCGTGGCTGAGCTACCCGACGAGCTACGGCTCGCGGAGCGGGCAGCGCATGAGCTTCGCCGAGTGGGAGGCGTTCAAGGGGATCTGCGGTCACCAGCACGTCCCGGAGAACGACCACGGCGACCCCGGCAACTTCCCGATCCAGCGGCTGATCGAGCTGGTCAAGGCGAAGAAGGGCAAGCCCGCGGCTCCCGCGCCGGCCCCCGCGAAGCCTGCCCCCAAGCCGGCCTCGAAGATCGTCGCCCTGAACGCGGCCGTCAAGCCGGGCGCCAAGCACGCCCAGGTCCGCGACCTCCAGCACTTCCTGGTGAAGGCCGGCTACGGCCCGATCCACGGCGCGTACAGCACCTACTACGGCCCGGAGACCCAGAAGGCGGTCGCCCGGTTCCACAACAAGAACCCCCACCTGCGCAGCGCGGGCACGTCGTACGACCCGGTCATCGGCAAGTCCGGCTTCAAGGAGCTTCAGAAGGAGGCGGGCATCAAGTGAGCAAGCACGCGAAGGTGACCGGCAAGGGCGTGGCGCGTATCGCCGGGGCCCTGCCCACCAAGTACAAGTCCAAGGCCGGGCTGGTTGCGGCCGGCCTCGGTGTGGCCCTGTCCCTGGCCACCTACTTCGGCACCGACTACCCGCAGGTCGCGCTCGTCATACAGGCGCTGACCGCGTTCGGGTTCGTCGAGCAGACCGACT